CATACACACAGACATCCAACATACCTGAGTACGCTCAACCCTATGTTGAGCAGATGCTTGGCGCTGCGCGGGGAGAGATTTTTAATGCAGACGGCACAAGCATCAGACCGTACAAGCCGTTCAGCACCGACCCTAACGCGTACTTTGCTGGGTTCTCCCCCATGCAGCAGCAAGCACAACGGCAAGCTGCAAATATGCGGGTCGCTCCTGAAACAGGTATGGCTTCTGGGCTGGCCGGTGCCGCCGGTATGGGCGCTATGGGCATGCAGTATGACCCGATGATGGCGCGGTCACAGCAGTTTGGCCAACGCCAAGCCGACCAGTACATGTCGCCGTACATGCAGAACGTGGTAAACGTACAGCAGGCAGCAGCCCAACGCCAAGCAGATATTGCTCGCACAGGACGTAATGCACAGGCGGTGCAGGCAGGTGCTTTTGGTGGTTCTCGCCAAGCCATTACCGATGCCGAAGCTAACCGTGCGTTGGCTGACCAGCAAGGAGCCATACAAGCCCAAGGGCTGCAAAGTGCATTTGGCCAAGCCCAGCAACAGTTCAACGCCGATCAAGCCGCACGCATGCAGGCGCAGCAAGCCAATATTGGACAACAGCAGTTTGGTTCTACCCTTGGTATGCAAGGACTTCAGACCGGGCTACAGGCCGCAGGCCAGTTGGGGCAGCTTGGCCAGAATGTTTACGGCCAGCAAATGGGTATCAACCAGTTGCAAAACCAGTATGGCGCACAGCAACAAGCAATGGAGCAGGCAAAGATCAACCAGCAAATTCAAGATTACGCTACCGCACAACAGTACCCCATGTTGCAGTTGGCCAATATGAACGCATTGACCCGTGGGTTGCCTATGCAAGCATCTACAACACAACTATACCAAGCGCAACCAAGCATGGCTTCTCAATTGGCGGGGCTGGGCACTGCTGCGTATGGGTTGTCTCAATTAGGCGGTAGCTCAGGCGGCACAGGCTCGGTTGCAGGCAAAGCCAAAGGCGGCTCCGTCAAAGCAAAAAAACGACCAGCCGGTTTGGCTGAGTTGGCACTGATGAAAATGCAGTAAGGAACACTCATGCTTAACGTTCAGAACCTCACCAACACGTTGTCCCGCATGGAGTTGCCGGACTTGCAGAAGTATGCTGCGATGCACAAAAACGACCCTTATGTTGTTTCACTGGCACTGTCTATTGCAAACCAGAAGAAACAAATGATGGTCGGTAAAGCAGGCCAAGCGGGGATGCAGCCGCAGCCTAAGGTGGTTGACCAGCAGATTTTACAGATGGTGGCTCCTCCCCCACAACAGATGGTTGCTGCACCGCAGCAACAGATGCTCCCCGAAGATACGGGCATTGGCCAGCTCCCCGCCCAGAACATGCAAAACATGGCTGAAGGCGGTATCGTTGCGTTTGAAGATGGTGGTGAAGTTCCTCGCATGTTTAATGGTGGTGTCCCACCTCGTCCAGTTCAACGCATACCCGGCGACCCTATTACGTTAGAGTGGGATCGCAAGTATGGTGCAACGCACGCGCCTGACGGTATGCTCAAGGCAAGCAAACAACAATACATTCTTGATCCCGCCTCTAAGAGATATATTATTAATCCGCAATACGTTGCGCCTCCTGCGGCTTCGGTCAAACCTGCTGTTTCCGCTGCACCAGCGCCAGCACCAGCACCAGCACCAGCACCAGCACCACCCCCACCACCACTTGCGGCTAAACCTGCTGCTCCCGCTGTGCCTGTTCCTGCTGCGGCTCCGGTTGATTTGATGACTGGTATAAAAGCATTGAACACAAAACCAATGACTGCTGAAGAAGCTGTGGCTGCAAGCAACAAGTTTGGCACTGGATCAGAACTCACTACGGGTATTAGCCAGCTTCGCTCAGACGCAATTAAAACAAATGAAGCTGTTTCCAAAGCCTACGAAAAAGGCCTTGCAGGCTTAGCAAAACCCGGAGAACAAGCAGAAGAACGTTTGAAACAACGTGAAGCTGAAGATGCTGTGAGCAAGGCAGATGCTAAAGCAATGGCAATCTTTAAAGCGGGTCTGGGCATGCTGGCGGGGACGTCACAAAACGCGTTTGAAAACATTGGAAAAGGCGCAATGGCAGGTCTGGAAGACTACGCAGCTTCTATCAAAGATTTCCGCAAACTGAGCATGGAGCGTGACAAAGCCTACGCTGAGATTGAAGCCGCTCGTAACGCTGCCGCACGGGACGACTTTAAAACGTCTGTGGGATTACAAGAAAAAGCGGCTGATCGACTGGCGCGGGTCAATGAAAAAGGTGTTGATGTCACCGCCACGCTGTTCAAAACCAACAAAGATGCCGCAGCCAATATTTGGAATGCAGGCAACACGCAGGCTTCTGCAAACGCTCGTTCAGAAAATGAAACGCGGATGCAAGCAAACAAATCAGTGTTCGAGCAAAGCGCACAAACGCAACGAGACGCAGCAAACAACGCTGCCGCACTCGAACGTACAAGAATGCAAGCAAACGCACCCGGTCAAATGGAACGCATCTATCGCGATCCAACATTGTTTAAGAAACACATGGAGGCACAAACAGCCGCAACAGGCGTGCGTGCCGATACAGCAATCAAAGAAGCGTGGGCCAAATCGCCGTATCTGCAAACACAGTACCCAAATGTGGATGACTACGTTAGAATGATGACAGGCTCCTCTGGCACTGCTGGAGGTGAGTTCAAAGTCTTGGGGTCACGACCAGCCCCGTAAAAATTAGGATGTGCAGCAATGCCAATTTACAGCGTACAAGGCCCGGACGGACGGATTTACGATGTGGAGGGGCCTGCTGGCGCTTCTGAACAAGACATTATTGCTGCTGTAAGACGGCAGTTAACTCCGCAACAGCCTAAAAAACCACAAGAAACTACGTTTGGTGGGCAGACCAAGGAATTCTTTAAAGGTCTTGTCCCCGGCGCTATTGGGCTTGTTGAGCAAGCCGGTACTGGTATATCAGCACTGCTGCCAGAAGAACAAGAAAAAGCCACACAGCAATACATCAAAGAAGTTGCCGCTACAGCCAAGGCTCCGTTTGCCGCTGCGCCGGGGTATGAAGACACGGTGGGGCGCAAGTTTGGTGAAGCCGCAGGTTCTATTGCGCCGTTCCTTGCCACCGGCCCGTTTGGTTTGGCAGGGCGTGTAGCCGGATACGGCCTTGGTATTGGCGCTGGTGCTGGCACACAGGTAGAGAAGTCTGCCGCTGAAGGGGCTACAGAAGGACAACAAACTGCCTCCACTGCCCTTGGTGCTGTGGTAGGCGCATCAGAGATGTTTGCCCCCACGCGTATTCTGAAACGTCTTGGGGAGCCTGTGCTTGAGGGTGCCACGTCGTATGTAAAACGTGCGTTGATGGCTGGCGGTGAGGAAGCCGCACAAGAAGCCGCAGCACAAGCCGCACAGAACATCATCAGCAAAGGTATATACAAACCTGAGCAACAAATCATTGAGCAGGTTGGTGAGTCTGCCGCCTACGGTGGCGCTGTTGGTGCGTTAGCACAAGGGTTGTTGGACTTGGCTATTGGCCGTCGTGCGCCTACAACCCCGCTTACAGACGAGGTAAAACAAGCCCGTGAAGAAGCGGCTGCGCAGGCAGAACAGGAAAAGATACGACTGAACAGCCCTGAGTACGCCCAAGAAGTATTCCAGAAGACGCAGGAATTGGAAGCGCAGCGCACGGCGCTCAAACAGCAATTAATTCCAATAAGGAAAGGCGAATCCCCAGAAACGGATTACGCACACAACCGTGAAATCAACCGCCAGATCGAGGCCATAAACAAAGAACTCAAGCCATTGGCTGAGGAGTATGTGCGTGTCAAGCCTATTCTGAAACGTGCTGAGGAAGAAGCACGAGTTGCCAAGCTGACTCCGTATGAGTATGCGTTGGGCATGGAGCCTGAGGAGATTGGGCAAGCACCTGCTGAGCCTGAGCTGTATGAACAGCAGATTGCCGCGCCGCCTGCGGCACCGAAGGCAGAGGATATTGCAGCAAAGTATGCCGCCGAGAGCATTCAGTTGGCCAATGAACAACAGATGGCCGGTGAAAAAGGCCCCAACGAAGCCGTTGCCGACTATGTCGCATACCTGATGCGCAACCCCAACTTGGCTGAGCAGGTTGAAAGAAGTAGATTGCAGTTACCCGGTTTACCTGCTGGTGTGCGTAACTCTGCCGTGTTGGACGCGACGTTGGTGATGACATGTTCTTCAAGTACATGGTCGATCCAAAACTAGAGAAGATCAGTGAGGGTAAACCCCCAGTCATAGCGGTCAATCCACAGTTGATGCCGTTTGCCAACATCAAACTGGCAGAACGCTCACGGGAAAAAATAAACAGTCTGTTTGATGAAATAGATCAGGCTAATACGGATAGAGATGTCGCACTGCGCTCAAATAACCAAGACGCTGCAACAGCGGCGTTTGAAAGAGGCAACCAAGCGTTAGAACAGCTCAACGCTTTTACAGAACCCACGCCTGCTGGAGAACTGACAAAAGGAAGGTTCCCAAGCGCCAAGGTAAGCCCACAAGCCAGCGTCTACGCCAAAGAAGTGCTACGGGTGCGCAATGAACAGAACACGGCTTTAAACACAATTGAAGACAAGATTGACCGTTTGCGTCGCGGTGATGCTTTGGGCAGAGAAGGCATGGAATCCGGCAAAGGCGTGGCCGCTGCGTCTCCTGTAGTGTTGGCCAAGCAAGCTGAGGAAGCCCGTGGCAAGTACATCTCCGCTGTGTTGGAAGAAGCTGCTATCCACCGCCGTGTGGCTGGCAAACCCGCACTGACTTACGACGAAGCAATCAAGGCTGCGTCGCGCATTCACGATGTGGTGGGTGAGTGGTTAAGCCGCGCACAGGCGGTTCCTAAAAAACCAGAATTTGAAGAAGTTGTGGTGCAGCCCGCTCAGATGCGGGCAAACAAACTTGTCCGTGGCGCTGTTACCAAACGTGTTTTGAAGACCCGTGATCTGGCCACAACGCCATTGAATGAAATTGCACGCCTGAGTGATAAAGAAATCAAGCACTTCAAAGCGCAGATCGCCAAAGTTGTTGACAGCTTATCCCAACTGCCATCGCAGGTTTCACGTGAAACACCAATACTGAAGCAGCAGTTTGCTGCCACCGAAGCTCAGAAAGTTGCCGAAGCTCGCGGTGAAACAGCCAAGACGGCTGGCGGAGAGCTACGCCGCCTGCGTGAATACGTGGGCAACATGATCGACAAAGCGTTGACACGCAACCCACCGGAAGAAATACAAAATTCACTGGAACGCGTCAAAGAAATCATCGACGACGGCAAAGCCAGTAAAGAGTTGCTTGACGCAGCCCAGAACCAAGCCGCCCGCATTCTGCGTGGCGAAGACCTTGGCAAGCAGGTGTACACAAAACGTGAAGCTGTCCCCGGCAAACGCGTTGTAGAGAATGTCCCCGGCAGAGAAGCTGAGACACGCTTTGGAGAACGCGGGCGCACATACAAGTCCGTGGGGTATGAAGCCAAATTGGCACCCGAGGGTAGCGCACTGCGTGAGCTTCAAAATGCCATAAAGCTGTATGAACGTACAGCCCAAGAGGGTGAGATTGCGGGAGAAGGCGCAGCAGGTCAAGGCCAGTTGTTCCCTGAGACCCGCAAAAACATTGGTTATATCCGTGCCACTCCCGCCAACTTTGCCAAATCCCCACAGATCAAGCCTGTGTGGGAGGCGTTGGATCAAGCACGCAAGCTCAAGGCAAAAACAGAAGCCAACCAGAAAGCGCGTTCTGCCAAAGACAAACAAGGCATTGAGCAAATTCAGGCGTTGCAAAAACAGATTGACGCTATTAAAAATAACATGAAGTTTTTCTTGACCAAGTCAGGAGACTTTAATTTGGGGCTTTACACAAACGTAGACATTGCAAAAATGTTTGTGACGTACCCTGAAGCAGGAATTACAAAAGAAGATAAAGCATTGATGGATCAGTATTTGGCCATTGTGCGAAACATCTTTAATCAAAACTATAACCCGTCACTGAAACAAACAGAAGAAAGCAATTCAAGACTGGCCAAAAAGATTTTTGATGGGTTGTCTTCCGTTTACACCCCCACGCAATTGGAGTATGTAAAAGATAAGCTGATTCCAAATTTCAACGAAAAAATAAGACCTGAGTACCTTGTACGCCTTAAACAAGCACAGCAAGCCGTAGCTTTGGGGCAGCGTCTTGAAAACGCAAACAATCGTTTGGTTGAGTTTATGCAAGACAGCAACGAAGCTGTGCGTAAACAAGCCGAAGAAAGCCGCAGCCTTACTGACCCGTTACTGGACAAAATAAAACTTATTAAACAAAGTTTGCGTGGTTCGTTGTTGTTGACTGACGGGGAACGCGCCGCAATTGATTCTGAAGAAAAGTTGATTGCGCAACGTGGCGCATACAAAGACGCTATGGCCAAGGCGATGGGCAAAGCCCGTCAACGGCTGTCAGATACTTTGGGCGAGTTGCTTGATCCTGAAATTGAACGCGCACGTCGCGCTTTGAAAGCTGCTAAGACACGTCTGGCCACAGTTGAGTCGCAGATTGAAGCGGCCAAGAAAGAAATGACTGAGGGTACTGGCCAAGCGCCAAACCTGATTAACAACTTGCAGAAAGTGCAAGGGCTTGTTGAGAACATTGAAAAAGCGGAAACAGAACTGGCCGACTTGCAAGAAGCCCGTTTTGGTGAGATTGAGAACGATGTTGTTGTCACCGAAGCCATGTTGGACAAAGACCTCAAATCAGAACGCGAGTATTTAGAACTGCTTGAGCGTCAGTTGGCAGACATGCGCAAGGAATCTTTGACCGCTGTTGAACTTGGTGGTCGTGGCGAACTGGGTAAGTTGAAGTACCCGTTTTCTGCACAACGTTTAGAAACGCAAGTAAAAACACAGCAAGCTGCGGTTGATGAAGCACAGAAACGTGCGAACGAATTCCAAAAAGATGTGGAAGTCTGGTGGCCTAAGGTTACTGCTTCGTTCAAGAAGGACGGCATCAGCATCAAAGACTTGCCCGGTGCAGTGTTTAAGAAAGGCCGCAAAGTTGCGGACATCAGCACGCCGGAACAAAAGCGCCTTGATGATTTGCGTGACAAAGGTGTGCAAGCCGCAAAAGAAGTTGACGAAGCCGCAGTACTTCAGCGGGTCAAAGACAAACAAATTGAAATGTTTGATGATGAAATCTTTGACGCACGCGGTGAAGTGCAATCGTTCATGGGGCCAGAAAACATGGAGCAGTTGGCCGACATCATGGCCGACCCCAAAACCACCAACGTCAAACGCGTACAGGCAACCCTCAAGCTGGGCGCTATGCAGAAGCTGGCTTCGTTGGAAGCACAGAAAGAAGTTTTTCTTACAGGCAAACCTGCACCAACACCCAAGGCAGCTACTGTGCCGAGCACTTCTGCGTTGGCGGCGGCTAAGCCATTCCGTACTGGGTCAGGCGTAGCGAAAGCGTTTACTCCAGCAGAAATGGATGAGATGGATCGCGCTGATATACGCGATGCCAACGAGCTGGCCAAAAAGATTTTGGGTACCAAAGCACCCCAGCTGAAAGAGCCAAGCAAACGCAAGCAAGGCAAGATGATTGACCCCAACATAGGGTTGTTTGATGATTTTGAATTCTCCCGTGGCACACCAGTTAAAGGGCTGACCAAGGCTGAGCTTGAAGCCGAACTCACCGCCGGTATGGGAGAGCCAGTTACTGGGCGCAAAATAGAAGCAATGGTGTCCAATAAATTGACGGTGTATGAGAGTGTTCAAGATTTTCTTGACAAGCAACCAAAATTAAAAGGTGTAGGTAAGTCCAAATACGACGGTTTAATTCCAGCAGATGCCAAAGGCTTTGTGCAAGATGGTAAAGCGGTACTGTTTGCCAACAACATTGGTAAGGGCCACGGACTGGGCGTACTGCTTCACGAAGTCGGCGTGCATTTGGGATTCCGCAACTTCTTTAACGAAGGCCAGTACAACGCGCTGGTTAAGACAGTCAAGAACTGGGCAAACAAAACTGAAGACTCAATGGAAGCGCGTGTTGGTAAAGCCGCCGTGCGCAGGGTTCAGGCTGCTAACACTCCACCACACCAGATTGACGATGAGTTGTTGGCATACGCTGTTGAAGAAGCTATGCAGATGGGCGTAGAACCTGTTGGAGTTAAAGGCGGCAACGCAGTTAAGAACTGGTTGAAGATGGTGGTGGACGGGTTCAAAAAAGCGCTTGAGAAGTTTGGCATCACTTCTAAGAACTTGACTGCTGGAGACTTGGTTAATTTTGCCTACGGCGCAGCACACCTTGAACTCAAAGGAACTTGGCACGGCACAGGCGTTAGTTTTGACATGTTTGACCATACGTATATGAACACGGGTTCAAAAGCCCAAGCATATGGTTGGGGAACATACCGCGCACAGAAGTATGGCACTGCCGACAGTTACCGTATAGAAGCAGTTACAAAAACAGGTGGCCTGTATGACCAGTGGGTTGACCGCCCTGATATACAAGCATGGCTTCAAACACAAAGACCTGAATTTACAGGTAAATTGCCAGCGGGTATTCCAGAACAGTTTTTGAATATGCCTTTGCGCGAAGCTAATAACGCGTACAGCGGTCAAAACCCAAATAAAATTTTTAAAGAAGCTGTTCAAGGCGAAATTGAAAACATTGAAGAGGAAAGAAAAAAGTTTTTTAATTTAAGTAGTGCGCCTCGTGCAGCACAAACAACACCGGCGCGAACTGCGACACCTATAACAGCAGCACAAGTCAGGGCAGCGGCAGCACCTGCACGCGTAACTGCCAGACCTATAACTGCAACACCAGTTAGAAACTACGGGTACGGGCCTGTAACTAAACCTTTAAGTTGGCGTGTGGAGTGGATGCAGGGGTTGTCTGACGCAGAAGTAGATAAAAAAATTGAAGAGCTTAAAAAATTTGCAGAAACTGCTGACGAACATTTAAAAGCGGTTAATCAATTTCCTGTTTATAAAGGCAAAGAGTACATTGAGTTGTACAAAGCGTACCCCACTGCCGCAAAGGTCATACACGCATTTGACAAAATGATGGATGCCAACCAAGGCACACCACCGTCTTGGAAAGAAGCTATTGCCAGTGTGAAAGCTGAAGCAAGCAAAAATGTAAAAGATTTTGGGGAGTTTTTTGAACGCTTTGCTTACGGAAAAGACCCATACACAAAACAAGTGTATGACGAAGCAAAAGAAACTTTACGTGATATTGACGCGTTTGATATAAACGACTTTACGTACAACCCTCCGTCTGGGCCACCTGTACCTGAGCCAGCGGGTTACATAATGCGTACTTTGCATACGCGTCCTGAGAACGAGTACGTTCTTTATGACAGCCACGCAGACAAACAACCGGAAGTTGTTAAAGATGCGTTCAAACGTATCTACGATGGTTTAGATAAAAAACAGCAAGCAGTATTTAACCGTGCAATAGGCCATGTACGGCCAGATCAGCAAAACGGGCGTGACTTGTATAACGCTTTAAGTGCCGTGCTTGAACAGGGCGGTATGCCTAGTGAGTTGTGTGACATGTTCACATCTGAAATGCTGCACGCCGAAGGTGTTGCTGGTATTAAGTTTTTTGACGGCGTATCAAGATACTCAGCAGCACAAGGTACTCCGGGCACATACAACTACGTTGACTTTGGTGACAAAGATGAAGGTGCGCAGATCATTGCCACCGACATTAATCCAATCAATCAAACACAGCCAATGCAAAAAAGCGAGATATTGTTCTCGCGTTCAGAAAAGTTCACAAATCCTGAACTTGCCAAACAGGGTGAATTTATTAAGAAAATTGTGGCTACAGACAAAACGTTGTGGCAAAAAATAAAAGCCAACTTAACAGGTCTGGCTTTTGAAACACAGCTTGTGGATAGGTTTGCAGGCTTTGAGCGTTTGGCCAAATACATGGATGAGGTCAAGGGAACGCAGATGCTGTATTACTTGCGCATGTACGACCAGCGCATGAACTTTGTGTCCCAAGCAGTATCCAACGGCGCACCGGCAATCGTGGAAAAGACAAGAGCTGACGGCAAGATTGAGCGCTTGCTTGAAAGCAAAGAGAGCGCCAACATACACAACGTTGTGCAAATTCTGAAAGATGCGCAGCCTATGGTTGGCAATGCGGAAGCTGTAAACCGTGTGTTTACTTTGTACATGGCGGCTATCCGTGCAGACAACAAAGGTTTGGCTTCGTTGAACTTTGGTGAAGACGTTACACAAGCGTTGCTTGATAAAACTATGGCCGCCGTCAAAAACACCCCCGGCTTAGAAAAAGTTTTGAAGCAAGCAAAAGACGAGTACAACGAGTACAACCGCAACTTAATTGAGTTTGTTGTTAGCACTGGCGCACTGTCAAAAGAAGTTGGTAAACGTTTGGTTAGAGAAAACGACTACATACCCTTCTATCGTGAACGCAACGGCGTAGCCGAACTTTTAATTGGTGGCGAGTCTCCTATCCGCATTGGCAGTATTGCCGAACAGCCGTACCTGCATGAGCTTGTTGGCGGCGACAGGCCCATCCTTGACTTCATGACAAGCTCGGTGCAAAACACCAATTTGTTGATGGATATGGGCATGCGCAATCTGGCTACCAAGAACGCTGTGTTTGAGTTGGTTGATCTCAAAGCCGCTAAGTTTGTGAAGATGTCTGCTGGCCCGGACGTTGTTAAATTCCGTGATGACGGTGAAGACCGTTACGCTGTTATTGCTACCGAGAAGGTCAAGATCGGCAACAAGGAATTTGATACCGGCGTACCCGCCGACATACTGGTCAAAGGCATGGAGGGCATCCCCACACAGATGCCAGCAATGTTGCGCGTCATGGCTTTCCCAGCACAGGTATTACGCAAAGCTATTACCCTCAGCCCTTTGTACACAGCCAAACAATTGTTCCGTGACTCCTTGGCCGCGCCTATTGTTTCTGGCGCAGACTTCATGCCTGTCATTGGTGCGTTGAAAGAAATTAACTCCGCTACCAAAAAGACGCTTGAGCGCCGTGGTGTTACCGGAGGCCAGCAGTTTGTTGGTGGTGCCGAGGACTTGACCAAGATTCTGCGTGATGTGTCTGAAGGTAAGCCGGGTTGGATGACTGCGCTTGGTAGGCTTGAAGCCATGAGCATGGAGGCAGATGCCACAACACGTCGTGCGCAGTACAACAGCTACATTGAGCAAGGTCTGTCTGAGATGGAGGCAACGTTGTTGGCGCTGGAGTCCATGAACTTTAACAAGCGCGGCGCGTCACCCTCAATCCATGTGGCCAACTCCCTGATACCTTTCTTCAACGCACAGATTCAAGGTCTGAACGTGTTGTACAAAGCGTCTATGGGTAAGATGCCATTCAACGATCAGTTGCGTATTCGTGAAAAAATGATGCAGCGTGGTGCCATGATGGCTGTTGCCAGCCTTGCCTACGCCGCCATAATGGAGGACGACGAAGCGTACAAGAACGCAACGCCCGATCAGAAATACGGCAATTGGTTTATCCGTGTGCCGGGTTTAGACGAACCCATCAAACTGCCTGTGCCTTTTGAAATTGGCTACATTTTCAAAGCGTTGCCTGAGGCGTTGTACAACAGCATGGTCAGTGAGCACGGTGGTGAGGAAGCAGTCAAAGCTTTCAAACAAATCCTTCTCCAAACAATTCCCGGCGGCTCGTCTTACGGCATCCCACAGATTATGAAACCCGCCATCGAGGCAGGGCTTGGCAAGTCGTTCTACACAGGTCGGGACATCTTGTCTGCGCGGGAGAAAGAGCTGTTGCCTGAAGAACAGTTCCGCGCCAACACATCCGAGTTGGCCAAAGGTATTGGTAAGACACTGGGTATCTCCCCGATTGTGTTTGAGCAACTTGTCAGTGGTTACACCGGCAGTATGGGGCTTGCGTTCATGCACGCACTAAGTGTGGCCGCGCCTACGGATGAGAGTCCTGAGAAAGCCGTTAAACGTTTGTCGGAGTACCCAATTCTTGGCGGTGCGTTCCAACCAAACGACGCTGGTGGCATCATCAACAGCGTGTATGAGCGCATGAATGAAAACATCAAAGTCAAACAGTCGTTCGACAAGATGGTTGAAGAGGGACGTATGTCGGAAGCCAAGGCGTTGTTGCAAAGACGAGGTAACGAGTACTTGCAGGCGGAAATGGCGTACAGCTTTAAGAGCGACATGAACAAACTCACTCAGGCTGAACGGGCGATTGCGGCATCAAACATGTCACCTGAAGCCAAGCGTGAGCAGCTTGATAAAATCAGGAAGATAAAGATCGCCGTTGCTCAAACGGTGAGAGAGGTTTCCGATAAAACCATACGCCTAGCAACCCCTTTCTGATGCCAACAAAAGCTTGGGTGCGGTACTTGTAGGGAATTGAGGCGCGTAGCCCCAATTCCTTTACTTTCTCAACATCTAAACCGGGAACAAAAAACCCTTCCCCCGGTTTAAGTGTCGCCCACGGATAGATTGTTTCCATTGAACTGTTCTTCCTCAAAAGTTATGTGCATAGCGTTGACACGCATGGACGGGCCGTTGGTCTTGCCCAGCATATCTTTCTTGGAATACTTAACGCGGAACATCTTCTCCATCTGCTTCTTGAAGTCGTCGTAGCTGAAACTCATGCTGACGCAGTGCTTCCTGAGAAGCTGTTCCTCAATGTAGTACTCTCTGAACCCCTCCGCAAGCGTCCCGTGCTCAACACGCCCAAGTACTTTTGATCGGGTGAGTGACTTGTCAACAGCCTCACCATCCCCCCATGCAGCCATAAGGCGGCCTTCAGCTTTCTTGATAATGATGAAGCTTCCGTAGTTGTCTCCGGTGTAGGCATTCAACACATCCTCAGCGGTGCGCACACTGCCACGGATAATTCCACGGGCTTTCTCAACAATGACTCTGAGAGCGTCAATGACTTTCTGCACCTCTACATCAATGATATTGGCGTAGTCCCTGCGAAGAAGCACAGCAGCCGCAACAATAACGGTGCAGCCAGCATGCCAGTAGCGTTCGTCGTCGTCAAAGTTCAATACCTTTTTCAAGTGTTTGTGTGTTTTCTTCACAACCTGTTCTGCTATGTGCTGGTTCTTTGTAAGCCATCTAATCCACGCTTCACCAGCTACGCCGTAGTTGTGTTTCATCTGCAACAAAATTTCACGTTCTTGCGGAGTCCATTCCAACTTAATGTTTGGATTCCATTCCAACATACGCAAAAGCTCACCGTTTGAACTGAACTTCCTTGCCCCTGCCATGTAGTCTGTCAGGCTTTCGTTGGAAGTCATGGTGCAGGTTGTCTTCCATGTCGTGTTGTTGATGCGTTCCTTGTTCGCACCGGACTCCATACGCTCCTTGCCCTGCGCTTCAGCAAAGTCAAAGATAAACGTTGGTGCCCATTCCATGTTGGCGCGTTGAGTATTTGTTATCTCATCAATCAGAAGCGGCATGCTGTTGAGCAGACCGGCGCGTTGCTGCATAGCAACCGGAGATGTGCCCTTGCCTGTCCTGTACCGCAGTGGGTGTCCCCAAACGCCAGCCTTCGCACTCAGAACCAGTGACTTACCAGTACCAGAATGGCGTGAGCCGATGTGCCACACGAAGCCCTCATACTCAGTGAACCGCATCAAGGGCGAACCGAACGAGTCCAGACACACAGCTAACGCCGTTTCCATGTTTGGTTTGTTGACGAATATGGTCTGCCACAACTCACGCCACTTATCGATACTGCCAGCCCCAGATGTATTGCGGTTGATGTTCTCAAGGCCGGGCATCGGGACGCGGGTCTCTCCACCATCTTTACTGAATACGCGGTGGTTGTAAACAAAGCTGTCGTTCTCTTGCCAGCCACACTGGTACGGGACAACAATCGGTTTCTTGGACTGCGATGCCTCGCCTACACAGGCGCGGACATACTCATAGAGCTGTTTATCGAAGCCCGCAAATGTGCACACGATGTTTTGACTAGCTAACCATTTAAGCGTCTCGTCTTTGCTCACGATTGATTTCTGCGGGAAGTTAAGTGTAAACACACCTTCGGGACGCACAGCGGCCATGTGAACCAGATGGTCGTCCTCCATCTTGAGCAGGTCAACCACAAACAAGTCGTACGGAACAAGCTGAACAGTCTTCTTGGATTTCTTGCCGTCCTCATCTTCTTCTGTCTTGACAAAGTACACGCCGCCGTTCTCGCCGTAGCTGTAACCGCGTGGTGGCAGTGGGCGTTTAACTGCATCAATGTGTTCTGGGGCGTCGCCGTCTTCTGCATCCTCAAGCGCAAAGAACTCTTCTTCAACAAAGTCTTCGCTTACAGTGGTCATCGGGATGACCTTCTCTGTGTTGTCAGCTCTGATCTCACGCCCAAGAATCAACGGGTTTGTGATCTTCCCCCAGTGCGGACACGCGGTACAGATGCCGGGGTTCAGAGAGTCCATTGCCGCGCAGGAGTACGGCCCTTTTATCTCAGCCAACTTCTGATTCATCCTGTCCGACGTGTATGGGTGCAACTCAGACAGCCACACAGCTTTCTCAACGCCATCATCACAGACCTTCGCCCACGACAGCAACGCTCTCCAGATAGGTTCTTTGCCGTCCTCTTGGGCGGTGGCGACATAGTCAGCAATCTGGGCGCAGTGCTGTTGGAACTCATCAAAGATTGTGCGGCTGTTCTGCATCATCTTTACTTGAGCGGCAGTCTTGGCATTCTTCGGCCTCGCCCCCGGCAACATGATCGGGTCAGGTTGCGGCACTGCTTTTTCTTTGAGGTTGGTGTTGATGACTTCAGCAAACGCATCGAAGTCAAACAGGTCGCCTTCCATCAACAGCTTTACATGAAGCGGTACGGCATACTTCTTCTTGTGGTTCATAGTGCCCGGCACACGCATCAACCGCGCCGCATCTGCGGTGACATTCATGTCGATGACCATGCCTTCTTGCTTGCACAGGAGTTTTATGTTCTGCGCAACAGGCCGCCATTCAGCAATCGTCATGTCGCGTGTGATCGGCCAGTAGCAGTGAAGCCCACCACCAGAACCAACAATCCACGGCTTGCCGAGCTTGTCCAACCCGACCTTGACCATGAATGCGTCCAGCGCCAGCACAGCTTCTTTTTTTGATGCGTAACCATCCAAGTCAACAAAGAAAGACTTTATGTGCGTGGCTTTGTCAGCCTCACGCTTGTTGCCGTTGAAACAAGAAACCGCATAGAAGATGTCGCAATGGTCAGCGTTCCAACTGTCTATGTGGGGTTGCAGTTCCTCAATTGTGTCCTTGAACACATGTTGTTTTTTTCTTGTGAGTTCTACCGCACAGTACGAGCCTAAACCCGAAGACGGCAAAACCACCGCTAGGAACTCGAGCGGAGTCATGTCTATCCTTTGGTTTATTTGAAGTCGTCGTTTGCGTGTTCTACGCCTTGCTCAAAGCCTTCTTCAAACCCATCTTGGAAGATTTTCTCGCGGGCATCAATCAAGTCAGCCAAGCGTTCAACAAGTGTCTCAACCCATTCAGGCGTGACTTTGTCGAAACCAATAATGTATGTGTAACGTAGAAGTTCGTTGTTGCTCAGTTGTTTAGGTTGAACGCCTTGCATGTTTTTCTCCAAGCCTCATCGGCTGTGCTTGATGTTTGTAGAATTTTGAGAAGTGAGCTTGCCGCTGGCCGGTAAGCTACAAACACTTCACCACCACCGAACCAGTTGTAAACAGATTGGCGTGAAACGCCAAGTGCTTGAGAGATTCGTACGACAGAGAAGTTGTGGTGAACAGCCCAGCGCCCCAGTTGGTTACCCAACGTCTTAGGCGCTTTCATGACCATGTTTATTGTTTGTTGTGAGTAAGCCATATTGTGAGGGGCCGAAGCCCCGTCCTCCTCAGTTTTCTTCCCAGTCGTCAACCATCGCCGCCAAGTTTGATTTCTTGACAGGCACGGAACTCGGTTTCTTCTCTTCCTTACGCACAGTAGGTTCTTCGCTTTCTTCCTCTGCGACAGGCGCGGCTTTGGCTTTCTTTGCCTTGGGTGGAGGTGCTGGGGGTTCTTCTTCCTCAGTCTCTTCAACCACGACAGGACGCTTACCAGCAATAGCCAGAGGCGCTGGGGCAGACACGGTAGTCTGCTTGGGCATTGTCATTGCAACAGCGCGTTTGGCTTCTGCGGACTCAGCCTTGACAGAGATTGTTTCGTACTCGTCTTCGTTCAACCAGCGCATCTCTTTGAAGAACAGCTTGGGGCTTTCCGACTTGGTGTCGAACTTCAAGCGTGTCACAACCAAGCTGGGGTCGATTGGTTCTTGTTGCGCCATCAACCACTTGATGTACGCCTGTAATGGGCGATTCTCGCCTTCGCCATCACCAAAGATTGATTTGGCTGGCAGAGTCAACTGAAGAATGTCGCCTTCCATGTCGTTGGCCAACACTACAGCAACGCGTTGCTGGTAGCGGCATGCGCGGCTGTTACCCAGACCAGACCCTGCAATATTCTGTGGGCAGTCTTTGCAACTGGAGTGCTGCTTGTTGCCAGCATCAATAGATGGGGTCTTACCATCAGCAGACCAGCAGTCAGGCGCAGATACTTCACCATCGTATGCCTTGGCATAAAACACGCGTCCGATTTCAGGCGCGGCGGCAACGAACACAACGTCCAGATAGCGCTCTTCGATTGAGGCAATTTCTTTGCCGCCGCTGTACAAGCGGAACACGCCGCCCTTGATTGAGATACGCTTGGTGGTATCTACGTTGTTGCCAGCCAAAGCTTTGGCTACTGAGGACAAGCCCTCACGATTCTTTGCAAACGCTGGTACGTTTGCTTTGTTAAAAAGCGTCACATTGGTCATGTGATATTTCTCCTGATTACTTGGTTGGTTTGCGAACAGAGATTGCGTACTCAGTCAATGAGTTCAATCCGGGTGGTACGAGGCCGGGGTTATCTTCAAGGAATGTTGCCATATTGGTCTGCGCAATACGCTTCTCCAACAAATCAACGGCTTCGTGTTGAAGCACGAATGTCTTGAATGAATCCCAGTCTTGTGTGTTGTAGCGTGTCTTTGTGGACAACACTACAGTGCCTTGGTCAGTGCGCACAGAGGACACGCCCAGTGCAAGCATCTGATCTTTGAGGGCAATCTTCACGGTGTCTTGCTGCCGTTTGATTTCCTCAACTTCGTTTTCGTACGCTTGAGTCAGCTCTTGAATTCGAGCCGCCATCTTACGGTACACCTTTGCCAACTTGTCCATTGGGACAGTGGCCAATTCATTGCTCTCCTCTTGCGGGGGAGCGTCATCATCGACTGTTGCAGTCATTTGCTTCTCCTGTTTTTTTGTCTAACGTTTAACATCATACACGGAACAAAACCAAACACAACTCCTTTCTTTAAATATTTTTAACTTCGCTGTCGAACATATCAACCAACAACTTGTGGTCGTTTACTTTACCGGCCATTGCCGTGAATAGTTTTTTCTCAATAGGGCTTGACTCAATGTGTACCACAGTAACTTTGTCAGAGTCTTGACCTTTCCGATCTGCGCGGGCAATACATTGTGTGTACATCTCCACGCTCATCAGCGGGCCAAAAAACACCACGGTGTCAGCGGCAGTTAGGGTAATCCCGTGGGCGGTTGCTTGTGGTTGCAAGACAAGCACGCGTATCTTGTCAGTGGTCTGGAAGTCGCCAATGATTTGTCCGCGCTTGCTGGCGCTCACGTCGCCGTGAATTTGTCCCACGGCATAGCCCTGCTTGGTCAGATGCGTAACGATGGTAGCTATGCTGGAGCGGAACAACGCGAAGATTATGACCTTACGTTCTGTCTCCTCAAGCACTTCGTCGAGCACATGCAGACGCGGAGATGCGTCGAACTCAACAACCTCCCTGTCGTCTGTGTAGGCGGCACCACATGATATTTGTAGCAACTTGTTTACCGCAACACCGGCGTTAACTGCGCTGATTATTTCTCCCGCCGCACGCACCATCATCTGTTCTTTCAACAGCCTGTAGTACTTGTTCTGTTGCGGTGTCATCGGTACTTCACGCGTTACTGTGATGACTGGTGGTAAGTCAAGGCACTGCCCTTTTGTGAAACGGATTGCTGGTTGCAACGCTTCGTACACAAGCGACCTTGCGTTGTCTTTGGGTGTCCACTTAAACATGGTTATCTTGTTCATCACCTTGTCGCGCCACGCTGTTTGGAACTTGGGCACACCGCTTGGGTTAACCAATCGTGCAAGGCCGTACGCATCAACAGGCGACTGTGATGCTGGAGTGCCTGTCATCATCCACAGATATGTCTCAGGTTTGATGATGGATGCCAGCGCCTTCCAACGCCGTGTTGATGGGTTCTTGTATGCGTTGGCCTCATCGACGATCACCAAGTCAAAGCGCCCATCATTACGTATCTCATCAGCAATCAGGTTCAACCCATCGTAGTTGGCAATGACGATTTCGTAGTCACGTTGAATCATCTCTATGCGACGCGATGCTTGTTGATGGTGGGCAACGATGGCGCTTCTGTGCATTGTGCTTTTCATGATGTCGCCCATCCACGCACTGTGCATGATTGACAACGGGCACAGCACCAACACTCTGCGCACTTCACTACGTTCCATCAAGTAGTCAGCCGCCCACAAGGCAGCAAGCGTCTTGCCAGTGCCGGGGTCGTTGAAACAGAATGCTCTGCGGTGTAGTGTCAAGAATGCCGCTGTTTCAATTTGGTGATCCATAGGCTTGTGCTTGCCCGGCCATCCATAGCGTCCCTTGATTGGAGACGGCACATCTTTCACACCAAGGTTTTTTAATACACGACTTTCGTCAAGCCCCCAGTAAACAGCAACTTGGTAGATGCCATCTTCTTCACCGATTACTTTGTGCTTTGGAATGATGCTGTACTTGCTCGGGTCGCGTGTGCGTAACACCAACGCCTTGTTGTCAATTATTTCCATGTTCTCTTTCCAGTACGTAGTAGTGCAATGCCGCGTCAATCTCCATACGGTTTATTTTTTCTTGGCGGACTAATTTTCTATTTGCCAACTCTTGTGCAACTCTTGTAATGTCATCGAACCTAAGCTCGTACATCTCGTTCAACGTTACGTTGCGAGCACCAAATCTAGCCATCCACAGGTTGCGCAGCGTTTCAGTTGGTACGTCTTCAAGGCCTGTATTCATATGCTTGTGTAACTCCAGCGTTGTTGGCGCTCCAAAGTCAGGCATCCGTGGGTCTGTCACCCCTATGCTGTATCGCCCTGTTGCTTTGTATGTCAGCGTACTCATGCGTCCTCCTTCAGTCGCGCCCACGGCGTGTTGCTGGCGTGGAACTCAACTTCTTCCATGAGTTTATTTCTGTGAAGTCTTGACGATGCGTCCATCCAAAACTCATCGTCTATTTCAGATACATCAACCCACTTATCTTCAAACTTTATACGCCACATGTCTACCAGTCTTGATAGTGGAATGGCATACGCTTCACGTTTGTTGGGGTCGTCTACGCCGCGCATGTTGCTTACTATTCTTGATTTTATTGTTTGTGCTCGCGCTGCCCCATACATATTCATCTGCTGTGCTGCTTGTATGTTGTGCGTTACTTGTGCTTGTTGCATAGCTTGCTGCACTCCCATGCCCATGCCCACGTTCCGTGATCCTTGTGCGTTAGCGTACGCTTCTAGTTTTTCTTTCAGGTCTTCACCCAATGTTTTCATTTTTCCCACTTGCTTCTCCTTTTATTGCTCTGGCATGCGGCATACATACCGCGCTCTATCTGTTAAAAAATGGACTTCAACTTCTCCGAGTTGTTTAAGTCTCTTGAACGCTGTGTTAAAGAACTCATCGTCCTCTAGCTCAGTTAGGTCTATCCACTTGTTTCCATAACGTGCTACCCACAAATCAATTAGTCTGTTGACGGGGATGTTGAACGCTTCGGAGTCAAGCATTGCCGTTGTGACTTCACTTTCAACAACAAGTTTGGCGTGTAGTGCACAGTCTGCAATTTTTACGCAGCTACCGCTTGATACTGTGGTCAGATTTACGCTCGAAGCTCCTGTTGTCTGATGCAGATTTGACGCGTAGATTGCCTCGAACTGTTGCGCCGCCTTTTGAAAGAGGCTTTTTGTGGTCGACATCTTTTCCATCTCCTTTGTGTACAAGCCCTTCTTTTATAAGCATTGCGCGTGCTTTGTTTCGAGCGGCTCTTTTTTTAATGATTTCTGGTTTCTGTTCGTACTTTGCGTACGACGGACGGTCTTCTGGATTTTTGTAAGGCATGAGTGTTCCCTAGTGTTTTGGATTGAACTCGCATGTTTTCACCGGACACCAACCGCACAGAGGCGTTTGGTTTGGGTTCCACACATCGTTTGCGAATGATGCTTCTAGCCGCGCATAGCGTTCACGGTAACCCCACCAATGTTTTTTTGCTTCGTCCGATGTCATTGTCATCTTTACAAAGTCGTTCTTCACAAGAAACAACAACGCTGAGTTAACTCTGCGTATGTGGGGGAAGTGCGCAAACACCATGATTGACATGAGCACAAGTTGATCGCGGTCTGGGTACTTGTTGTTGCCGGTCTTGTAGTCTGCCACCCATGCGGTCAGGTTCTCGTCATCAACAATTAACAGGTCTGCGATGCCACGCACCCATACGTTATCTGCTTTCCAACTTGTTGGCAAGAGGTCTGAAGTCAACGCCATCTCATACTCAGCCAGCTTACGGCCAGACTTATTCAGCAACGCATCCACCACAGGCTGGAACTGCGCGTACTTAGGCGGGATTGGTTTGCCCTCCTTGACATACATCTCCAACGCTTCGTGGACTTGATTGCCGTACCGCGTTGCCTCAGTCTCTGTGAACGGGTAGTTCTTCAGTACCTTGACTTCTTGGTAACGGCGCTGACAACCCTCAAAGTCTTTGAGGGAAGAGTGTGACCATGCTGGTTTTTTCATAGTTGGGCTGAGTCCACGGCAAGGGATAAGCGGTTGGCAAATGCTGTCACAAACTTCTCGTCGTAACACAGGGTGCTGTTCATGTCGTGTAGTACGGCATGCGTCAACTCGTGCCAGAACGTGTCAGCCATTTCTGCTTTGTTGAGTTTGTTGCCCTGCTCATCATGTGTCGCCATCCAAATGATGCCGTGCTGATAGTCAATCGCGGCAAGGGTGTTCTTTGTCCTTGCTTGTTTGACCTTGATGATTGCGTAGGTCTTGGTGCCTACTGTTATTTTCTTGGGTATTTGCATGATGCTCTCCTCATGATTTTGCTAACCCGTACCTACGGTGCGCACCACCGTCAGCGGCCAAGGGTATCCCCGGCATGTAACTCGGTTCCATAGTCATCTGCGCCAAGACCCAAGTCTTAGCGTCAGCAACTTCTTCATCCGGCACAACAGCGATCAACTCGTCGTGCACCGTTCCAGCGATGGGGTACTTCTTCGATACCCTCAACATGCCATCCGTCATCACGATTCTGGCAAGCGCTTGCGTCACATTGTTCGTTATCTTACCTGCATACAGCTTCGTTGCACGCTCTCCGTACACCCACTGCGGTTTGCCGTTATCACCCTGTTCAAGGCGAAGATTGGGGTACAGAAGTTTCATTCCGTTTGGTAATTCTATCTCGCCTTTGCGGAATGTCAAACATTTGTGCTTGTGTTCTTTACCTATATACAGCGACTTGTGTATGAGTTCGCTGAACAACCCCCACATGGACACAATCGGCCAAGCAGTACGGCGGTATGTATCAATGATTGCCTTGGCGGCAAGGGCGTGTGTCAGAAGTTCTTTATCAGAACAAGTGTGTGGGATGTCGAACAGCTTGGTATCGTTGCCGTCCCAGCTGGCAAACTCCTGTGCGTACTCAGAGTTAACCCCTAACGCCTTGGCAAAGTCTTTGGAGTACCTGACAGGCGGCGCACCAAGGAACCCCGTAAGAAGCTGGGATGCAAACGAAGCCCAACCGAGACCGTACCCGCAACCAAGTAACGCGCTCTTCGCAGACTGCCGCAAGTCTGGGTGGCTGTCCTTAGTGAGTCCGGGTATGTTAAACATCTGCGCCCCGAACGCCGCGTAAGGGTCACCGCCTGCCCTGAAGATGTCAAGCATGTCTGTGTAGTCAGCCAGCCACGCGAGTACTCGCGGTTCAATCTGCGATAAATCCCCAACGACAAGTTGATGGCCTTCGGGAGCCATAATCGCTTTGCGTAAGAAACTTCCGCGCTTGAGGTTTTGCATGTTGATTGCTGAACCTTTCGCCGCCGTCCACCTGCCCGAGAGAGCACCGTAATACGAGAGCGGAACCGGTAGTTTGCCGCGCTGGCTAATGTCAAGGAAGCGTTGTGCACGTGTGCGCTCGGTTGTGGATTTAACTTTAAGGCGTGCCTCACAAAGGAGGGCAACGTCTTCACGTTCACCGTTGAGCAACGCTTGGAAGAGGGCATCATTCTTTGCAAAAGCGTACGTCGTTTTGCCGGTAGTTTTACTGACCTTAGTCGGGGGAGTAACCCCGAGGCTTTCAAGTACGTTTGCAAACTTCTGGTTCGACGCAAGCTCAGCCTCTTGTATGCCAAGTTTTTGTAGTAGTCCTTCACGCAGTTCTCCTTCTTCTGTCAGTGCTTTGATAAGCATCTTACTGTCAAGCTCAAGCCGTGGTCGTGTGTACATCTTGAGCGTCATGTCAATCAGACGCAGTTCGGATTTGGGATAACCGGCTGAGAGTCGTTTGAAGATTTCCTCGCACAGGTACACATCATGGGCACAGTACTCGGCGAGTTCTCGTTCAATGGTAACGTCCAGTTCAAGTAGTCCGTTGGTGCTGTGTACAGCTGTTCCTTTAGCAGGGAGTCCAAAAGCTTCTGCAAGTTTGGCGAGGGAATTACCAACCTCCACGCCGCGTAAAGCTCGCGCCATTGATAACGTGTCGAAGATGAATGCTGGTCTGGCGTTATACACCCACTCCATAATGGATACATCGAACTGTGCGTTGTGCGCCAGCACTGCGGTTCGTCCCCAGTTGATTCCAGAAAAGTATTCACGTAGTCCATCTCCTCCAACCCATTCAATAGGAGCATCGGTTCCGAATTCATGTACGCATGCTCCAAATGCTTGAAACCTTTTGTCACGGATGTACTCCTCGGTTGTCATTTTTGATAATGTGTAGTCTTTCTTGTCCCACCGAGTTTCAAAGTCGATGGTCAGGATGCGGTCAAATGGTTTTGTCAATTAAATGCCTCTTTAGGGGGAGCGTCGATAGTGTTTAAGAACCCGAAAAAACTGTTGACCTCCAGCAGCATCTCTGCGGCTTCCATTTCGTCACAGTTCATCGTGGTGAGGGTTGTTATCTCGCCCTCTTTTTTAACCATCAGCACAGCTTGGTTTGGGTTGGGGCCGTAACACTTAACCAACTCCAGTATCACCATCTTGAAGTGCAGCTTCTCGTCATCATCCATCAGCGTCAAACGTTTTTCTAATGCGTCTTCGTCTTTCATGTCAGTACCTTTCTAAGTTCGTTTATGTTGTCTTCGTTCACTACCATTGCTACTCCCCCTGCGCTTCTTATGCGGCGCATATGTTCTTCTTGTAGTGCGGTTGGTTTATTCTTCCCCGCCTTTGCCTCTACCCCAATGAACACACCATTGGCGCATACAAGAAAGTCTGGCACCCCTGAGTTGCCGTAGCCTGTGCCGATTGGCATGGCGTAGTACACGCCCAGCTCGTCCAACAGTTTCCTGATTTGTTTTTTAACTTTTACTTCCGGTGTCGATGCCATACAGTTTCCTTTGAATTGGTGAGGGGGTCAAGTAGATTCCGCGCCCCCTCGGTTCGCGGTTGGAAAGCTGAACAACAGCGTAGTCCAATGCTAAGCGGCGCTGTTGTTCGTGGTGCAGTGGTTACATCTACTAGGTTTGCACAGACCACATTAAATACCCCCGCTTAGCTGGTTACGATTTTTTCTCTGACAATAAACGTTTTCTTCTGCTCTCTGTGAGCACTTGCTTGAGCCATTTAGTTGCTCCTAGCAACTTCCATTCCTCGTATTGCCACACCGTCAACCGTGTGCCAATGCGTTTTTGTGTTGTTGTCAGTTCACTCTTGGGTCTTGGCATTTGTGGTCATCTCCAGCGGACTTGGTTAAAAATATAAGGTAGCAGTTACTGCACCGCCATACAAGACCTTCTTGCACGACTGTTCTGC